AATTCCTATTCGTCAAAGAAGAATCATGGTTGCTTGCATGGCGGCTTACGATAGAGTTGGTATCATTAGAAATGTTATTGACCTCATGAGTGACTTTGCCAGTCAAGGCATCACCTTGGTTCATCCAAATAAAACTATTGAAAAATTTTACCGTAAATGGTTTAACCAAGTAAACGGTACTGATCGTTCTGAAAGATTTTTGAATTATCTTTATAGATGTGGAAATGTTGCGGTTCAAAGAAGAACTGCAAAACTAGATAGACAAAAGGAAGCAGAACTCAGGCGTGCCGCTGGAGCAGATATTGATCTTGAGGAGATTACCGTTCCAGAGCGTGAGATTCCTTGGATGTATGACTTTCTAAATCCTGTTGCTATTGACGTACAGGATCATGGTATGTATGCCGTTGGAAAGCCTCAATACTCTTTAAATATTTCTAGATACACTCATCAAGCCTTAATTAATAGTTCTCAAAATAATAAGGGTGTATTCAAAACACTCCCTAAAGATTTGCAAGAAAGAATTATTAAGGGCGAAACTAAAATTCCACTCGGTGACAATACATTCTTCTATCATTACAAGAAAGATGATTGGTTGCTCTGGGCTAATCCAATGATTTATGCGATTCTTGATGATGTTCGCATGTTGGAAAAAATGAAACTTGCTGACTTAGCCGCACTTGATGGAACTATTAGTCAAGTCAGATTGTGGACGGTTGGTGACTTCGATCAGAAGATCGTCCCCACTAAAGCTGGACTGGAAAAGATTAGAAATATTCTTGCCAGTAATGTTGGCGGTGGTACAATGGATTTGGTTTGGGGTCCAGAACTCAAGTTTACCGAGAGTAATTCTCAGGCATATAAATTCTTAGGATCTGAAAAGTATCAGCCAGTTCTTACCAGTATTTATGCAGGTCTTGGAATTCCTCCAACTCTTACAGGTGCTTCCGGCAACAATGGCGGCTACACCAATAACTATGTTTCGCTAAAGACCTTGGTAGAAAGACTGGAATATGGTCGTGATGTCTTGGCTAGATTCTGGAAACAGGAAATTGAATATGTAAGAAGGGCTATGGGCTTTAGGCTTCCTGCTCAAATTCATTTCGACTCCATTGTATTGTCCGACGAGTCTGCACAAAGAAAGTTACTAATGGATTTAACAGATAGAGGAATTCTCTCAGATGAGACTTTGTTAGAAAGATTTAGAGAGCTTCCCGGTATTGAAAAGGTCAGAGTCAAAAGAGAGCAACGTGAAAGACTTAATGAAGAATCTCCAAACAAGGCTGGTCCTTACCATAATCCTCAACACAAGGAAGATATTGCAAAATTGGCACTTAACAAGGATGCTCTCAATAAAGAAGAGTATCTAGAACAGCTTGGACTTCCTCCGGTTGAAGTCGAAGAAGTTTCTGAGCCAAAGACCGCTATTCCTGAAAAGGAAACGCCAGATGTGGTCAGAGAGCCCGGAAGACCAGAGTTCTCAAGAGACACTGAGCCTAGACAACAAAGGCGTGTTATCCCTAGAAGCACCGAGCCCACTGCTGCAATTCTCTGGGGAATCGAAGCTCAGGAAAAGATTTCCAGTTTTATCACTCCTGCTATCTGCGAGCACTTCGGTAGAAAAAATGCTACAGCTTTGAGCAAGTCACAAGTTGACGAATTGGAGTATCTAAAGCTCTGCATCTTTACTGGAATGGAGCCAATGATTGAGGTAACTCCAGAAATTATTCAAGAGGTTTTAAATCAAAAAACAAACCCAAGCAAAGCCTTTTTGAAAATCGTGGACGACAAAAAAACCTCGTTTGAAACCATCAGGCAGAAGAAGATAAACGCATCTGAAATGCGGCATATTTATGCTTCGTCGTTCGCGGAAATTTTCTGCGAATCGACAAAATAACTAAATTAAACCTCGGTTTTACTTTTTTGTGTATTACTTCTCACGGAGGTCAAATATGCCATTAAATAATATATACGATTTTGAAATCAAAGACGGTCTAGAAGAAAAGTTGCAGAATAATTCTGTGGCTTGTCTTGCTATTGCCGAGACGGATGAAGCTCCCAAAAGTGAGTCCGTAGAGAAAATTCAAAAGATATTAGCACAAAACTTAGACAGTGGTGAACTCGCTGTTGCAGAAAATAAAAATCAAATTGACTTGTTTTACTTGAAGTCGATTTTGGTTAGCACTGGCTGGAACAAGAACGATGATGTCTTTGATCCAAAAGAACTTTGGGACGCTAGGAATACTCCCGAAGATAAGCCATTTAATTTTATGCATGACGAGAAGGACATAATTGGCCATATTACTGCAAACCAAATTGTTGATTTTGATGGGAATCCATTAAGCGATCAAGATGATGACGTTCCAAGTCAGTTCAATATTCTCACTTCTGCCGTAATCTATACTGAGTGGTCTGATCCTGAGCAACGTGAAAGAATGAAGAAAATCGTTGCCGAGATTGAGGAGAATAAATGGTTTGTTTCTATGGAGTGTTTGTTTCCTAACTTTGATTACGCATTAAAAAACAGCAAAGGGGAAACGAAGGTCGTACAACGCGACCAAGCATCCGCATTTTTAACAAAGTATTTAAGATCATACGGAGGTGACGGAAAGTATGAAGACTACCAAGTGGGAAGACTGTTACGAAACTTATCGTTCTCTGGTAAAGGCTTAGTTTCCAAACCTGCTAACCCACGAAGTATTATTCTGGAAGGAAATGATTTTTTTGATGAATCTCAATCTAAGGTTTTAACTTTATCTTCACTAAAGGAGAATGATATGTCAGATGTAGATAAGCAGGTCGAGGATCTGCGGGCAGAGTTGGCAGAAGCGAAAGCTGCCAATGAAGCACTTAAAGAAAAAGTTGTTGCTGAACAGCAAGCTGAATTTGAAACAAAGATTCAGTCACTAGAAGCAACTATTGCAGAGCAAGCTGAAAAGTTGGCCGAGCAAACTGCTGCTACCGAAGCTGCTGAAGCTGCTAAGGTTGCTGCCGAAGAAGCTCTCGCTTCCAAGCACGATGATATGGAAGAGAAAATGAAAGAGCTTCGAGAAATGAAGAAAAAGGAAGCTATGATGAAGCGTAAAGCACAGCTTGAAGAAGCTGGCATGGATGCAGAAGAAGCTGTCGCTGCTGTTGAAGAATTCGACGCTCTCGATGATGACATGTTTGCCAAAGTTGTCGCTATGTACGGCAAGAAAAAGGCCATGAAAAAAGACGAAGCGATGAAAGAAGAAGAAGCGATGGACAAGAAGAAAGCGATGGATAAAGAAAAGGCTTCCGAAGAAGTTGATTCGGCAGAAGCGAGCGAAGAAATTCTGGAAACAGTAGAAGAGCCTTCTGAAGTTGCTATCGCGGAAGCGATGGGCGAGGAAGATCCTGCTGAAAATCTTAGAGCCGTTGCAAGTGATTTCATCGGTTCATACCTCAAATCGTCCAAAAAGTAATTTTTATTTTCTAAAAAGGAGAATCTATAATGGCTCTTAAACAAGACAGATCTACTCTGCAAACTGACATTTCGTTCTTCATGAATGAAGTTGCAGAACGAGGGGGCGTTGCCGCTCTCAGCACCGCTGGTAGTGGTGCATCTTTGGACAATGGTGCAGCATTGGTTACATACGCTGCTGATCCATCTGGTGCGGTTCCTCTTGGGTTGCTCGTCAACGACATGGTAAACATCGACTTGACTCGTCAGCACTTGAACCAGCACAAAGACGAAGTTCAGAAGGGTGGAAAAGTTACTCTTCTCAATAAAGGTTGGGTTGTTACCAACGCTCTCGAAGGAGAGCCAAATGGTGGTGACTTGGCTTACCTCGGTCACAGCGGAAACTTGGCTACGCCAACTGCTGCTGCTGGCACTGATGGTGGTCAAGATCAGCCTGCCGTTGGTCGTTTCTTGAGCGATGTTGACCAGTACGGTTACGCTAAAGTTTACATTGACCTGCCAAACAACTAATTTTAAAAATCTAAAAGGAGAAGAATAATATGTCCATTGAAAGACCTACTCCAGAATTCGTAGAACTGCTTAAACGTTCTGGCGATTCTGATAAATCAGTTGCCACACAAGCACAACGAGAGCTTGCAAAGGCATTAGAACTTCCTCTTCGTGAGGGCGTTATGTTTGGCGACGTTGTTCGCGGAATCTATGAGGCGATGCCTTTGGCTCCCGGAGCAACTCCTGAGTTCCCATTGGACCTCTTGGCACCGGGAACTGAAATTGATCACGTTGCTTTCACTAATCCGGGCAACGGACGTATTCCTGAGCGACATGTCGAAGGTGATTACGTCATGATCAACACTTACGGCATTACTTCGAGCATCGACTTCTTGCTCAAGTACGCTCGTGAGGCTAACTGGAATGTTGTTGGTCGTGCTATGCAAGTTCTTGAGTCGTCCTTTGTTAAGAAAATTAACGATGACGGATGGCACACTTTGCTTGCTGCTGCTGTTGATCGTAACATTTTGGTTTACGATGGCGATGCTGGTGCTGGTCAGTTCACCAAGCGACTTGTTAGCTTGATGAAGACCGTCATGCGTCGAAACGGTGGTGGTAACAGCGTTACCGCTCCCGGTCGATTGACTGACCTTTACATGTCACCAGAAGCTATCGAAGACATCCGTAACTGGGGTGTCGATCAGCTTGACGAAGTTTCTCGTCGAGAAATCTACGTTGCTAACGACGATGGTCCTGCTATGACCCGTGTATTCGGTGTCAACTTGCACGACTTGTTTGAGTTCGGTGACGGACAAGAGTATCAAGAATACTTCATCAACGACCTCGGTGGCTCGATTGAAGCATCCGACGTTGAGTTGGTTATTGGTCTTGATCAAAGTGCTAACGACTCGTTCGTTATGCCTGTCAAGAAGGAAGTTGAGATCTTTGAAGATCCTGCACTTCACCGTCATCAGCGTCAAGGCTATTATGGCTGGGCTGAGATCGGATTCGGTGTTCTTGATAACCGAAGAGTTATCGCTGGCTCGTTCTAAGAACAACCGCGATAGATTATTTGGGGAAGCCGCTTCGGAAGAGGCGGCTTTTTTTTCGTTAATTGTGTATAATAGGACAAGGCATCGTGATTACAATAATATCGAGATGGGAAAAATTTCAGATGGAGGCGGATCTTGAGTGGCGAATTTGGAGACAATTAGGCGGTGCTTTTAATGTAGATCATTTCATATTTACTCCAGAGGTTAATTCTGTGAATTCTTCTAAAATCACACAATGTTCTTCAATGCAGGAAGCATTAAGCCTCGCTACCGGAACTCTGGTTTTTCTAGAACCTTGGGCAAAACAAAGTATTACACAGATCCCCAAGTCAGAAGATTACACTTTAATTCTAAGTGACACTTCTCAAAACAATTCTAAGTTTTGCACTTCGGAAAATTCATATAGAATTTGCACACCAAACAGGACTGATATGTTTGGATTTAATGCCGCTTCAATCACACTTTCTCATCTTTGTGGGGTTGCATAATGAGTGTTGATAATAGAACACAATTAAATAATTGCGAAACTTTTGCAAACGGTTGGACCGCTGCTGCTCAGGGTGGTGACAACACTACCACTGGTCAGTTTTACGAGGGTACTGGTTCTATCGAAGCACAACATTCAAACTCTGATGAAGAAACTTTTACAGTTCAAGACAGTGGTGGAGCGACTTTTAACCTTGACTTATCAGACAGTACCGTTTACGTTTTGATTAAAGACAACTTAGTTGATACTTTTGCAAATGGTGGTGTGCAATATATTATTGGTGATGGCTCAAATAGAATTGGTTATGATGTTGGCGGTAACGATGCCGTTGGTCTAACCCTTAAAACAGGTTTTGCTAGTTATAGAATGGATGTTTCCGCAGCGGCGGCTGCTCCCGGTGGAAATACTGCCTACTCTGGGACTGAGGCAGGATTAAATCAAGCTACTGTATCAGAGATTGGATATGGTTCGCTTCACTTGGCTAAAGCTGTTGGTAATGTGCCAAACGTTTTTATTGATAATATTACCTATATCGCCAACGACTCGTATGCTCTAACTATTAATGGTGGAACAGTAGGAACTCCAGAAACCATGTCTGACGTTGCTGCTGACGATATTACAAATGGTTGGGGTATGATTGGAAGTCCACTTGGTATGCAGTATCTTTTCGGTGCTCCAACTGAATGGGGAAATTCTGCCGCTACTGCGGATTCTTATTTTCAGTCAGATAGTGAGCAGTGGTATTTTCTTGGAGACAATGCTGGTGGTCGTGCCCTTGGAGCTACCCACTTCCCATTCCGTGTTGTTGGTAATGCTACGGACACTATTAGTTTTGTGCTAAACAATACCGTTATTGTTAATACTTCCACTCGTGCTCAGTTTGATATGTCTGATGTTAATGTTGATATATTAAAGCTAACAGGAGTAACATTTACAGATTTGGGAACCATTACGTTCCCTGTTCAAAATATAGGCAATAAATTTTTAGAATCTTGTACTTTTGATAACTGCGACAAAGTAATTGTATCTACAATAGATATAGATAATCTAACGGTCAATGGTAGTAATGATGCTGATGGGGCAATACTTCTAGACGAAAACCAGTCTGGAACGCAAAGTATAACAAATGCAACATTTAACTCTGATGGCACTGGGCATGGAGTTCACATCAATCCTACTGGAGCAGGACCGTTTACATATAATTTTGACAACTGGAAATTTAATGATTATGCTACCGACGCTGGTACTGCGGCGGATCGGGCAGTTTTCATCAATCCTGTTACATCAACTGCTGATATTACTATCAATATTCTAAATGGTGGTGATACTCCTTCTGTCGATACCACTGGCTACACCGGAACGCTCACGCTGAATAATGCTGTTAATGTCACTGTTGCTGGTGTTAGCGAAGGAACCTCTGTGCAAGTCATCGCAAATGAAACTGTGGGAACTATTACAACTGGCGATGTTCTTGGCGAGGGTCTTGCTGATTCCGCTGGCGAATTTACTTTTAGCATCAACTACGAAGGAGCTTTTGGAGCGGGTCTAGATGTTATTACTAGGTGTCGCAATCAAGGCTTTCCGACTGCCGGTATTGCTTACGATCAGGGCAATATCACATTTACAGATGAAACCACAGCAAATAACAGCACAACTA